AAATCTATACAAGATTCTAGCATCAACACTGGCAAATTACGCAATTTGACTTCTAGTGTTGCTAGAAGCTTTAGTCAATATGCGGAATTATTAGAAAAAGCTAAATCAACAGGTAAGTCTTCTAACAAAATACAGGAACTAGGTAATAAAGTTTCTAGACAAGCTGCAGAAATAGCAGAACTTCAGAGCAGAGCTGCGTTGGAATATAACAAAGCATTACAAAGTAGAAGAGAAATAGAAGAGAAGTTAGCCAATGCCACAGGGGACCAAGCAAAAAATTTGCAGGGTCAATTAAAACAGGCTATCAAAATAGAGAAAAACGCTAAAAACTTAAGTAGCGGTCTAAATGACGCAGCTTTTGAAGCACAAAGATTTAGAGATGCTGTTAAAGAAGCTGCTGAAGCATCTGCAGAGGCTAGTAAAAGCGTACAAATTATGGCAGGTATTGCAGATTTATTTGAAACCCTAGGTGTAGGTAAACTTGCTCCCGAATTTCGAAAAGCTGCTGATGCTATAAAAAAAGCCAAACTTGAAGGCAAAGGATTTGTAAAATCGTTAAGTGCAGGTTTAGGAGAACTTGCTAAAGGGTTTAGTAAACTATCTTTAGTGTTTCTAATCTCTCAACTAAAAAAGTTTGACACAAGCTTATCAGGTATAGCTAACAATCTTAACGTTTCTAGAGAAGTTGCTTTGCGGTTAAACGATGAAATGATTAACCTCTCTAAAAATAGTAAAGGAGTGTTAATCAACTCATACGAACTTAATCAAGCTCTTACATCAATAAACGATTTATTAGGTACTGTAGGTACACAATTTGGCAATTCTGCAGAATTTAGTAATGCTTTACTTAAGACAAATGTAATTCTTACCAAAAGACTAGGACTAACTAACCTAGAAGCAGCTGGATTATCACAATACTTAATTGCAGCAAATGCTAACGCTGAAAAACTTACTGGGCAAGTAGGTCAATTTAATGCTGAAAATTTTGTACAAAGTTTAGCAGGTGCAGTTAAAGTTTTAAATGTAGCAGAAGAAACAGCCATAGACTTTAAAGATGTACTTAAAGACATTACAACATCAAGTGCCGCTACACTTGTAAATGCAGAAAAATTCCCTGGAGGTATAAGACAAGCTGCTATAAATGCAAGAAAATTTGGATTTAGTTTATCTCAGGTTGAAAAAACAGCACAAGGATTATTAAATTTTGAACAATCTATTGGCTCAGAATTAGAAGCAGAACTACTCATAGGAAGAAATCTTAATTTAGAACAAGCTCGTTTAGCAGCTCTCAAAGGAGATACAGCCAAACTAGCAGAAGAATTAAATAAAAATGTAGGTACATTTGCTGACTATCAAAATTATAACGTAATACAACAACAGGCATTAGCAGATGCTGTTGGTATGACTACTGATGAGTTAGCTAAAACATTAATGCAACAAGAAGCATTAGGTAACGTTACCAACTCGTTTAAAGAAAGTATAGCAGGATTAAATGCAAATGAATTAGCTGCGTACACTGAAGCAATAAAAAATAACACCTCTTTAACTGCTGCTGAAAAAGAGAGGTTGTTAAATCTTGAAGCAAGAGGTGCTACTTTAGAAGATCAAATCAAAAAAGAATTAGCATTAATTGCTAGTTTAAAAGAACAAGCCTCACAAACAACAGATCAAGTAAAAAAACAAGAACTGTTAGATAAAGCAGCTAAATTAAGAGCAAGTTTAGATAATTCACAAGGTGCAGCTCAACTAGCAATCCAACAAGAAAATTTATCTAATCAGGAAAAAATACAAAGAGCAATGTTAAAAGTTGCTGAAGCTGTAGATAGAATATTCTCTCGTACCGGTTTTATGGAGGGGTTAGATAAAGCAGTTGATGGATTTATTAAACTAGCTAACATTGCCGACAGTATTGCAACAGGTGTTATTGCTATCACTGGAGCTTTTGCAAAAATGAGATTAAGAAAAGTTTTTGTAGAAGGATTTAAGTCTATAGGTAGTATAATAGACAAAATAAAAAGCTTCTTTTCCGGTCCAAGCATATCAAATGTAGTGGAAGGCGGTGTAAAAGAAGGTACCAAAGACTTTGCAAAATCTGCAGGTTCACAAGCTGCTAAAGCAGGGGGAAAGACAGTTACAAAGGCAGCAGGAGAAACCGTTATCAAACAAGCAATAAAAACAGGAGCAGTTGCTGCTGCAAAGCAGTCTAGTAGTGCAGTTACAAAATCACTACTTAAAAAAATTCCTGTTATAGGTGCTTTAGCGTCTATACCATTTGCAATGTACAGAGCTAATAAAGGAGACTGGACAGGAGCTGGAATGGAAGTTCTATCAGGGTTAGTTTCAACAATACCTGGAGTAGGTACTGCCGGTTCGGTAGCTATTGATGCTGCACTGTTTGCAAAAGATATTAACAATGCAATAAAAACTCCTGAACCAACCAGTCAGGAACAAGGAATTGTACCTAATGAACTTAAAACCAAAGAGGATACTAAAATCACAGGTAATAGTTTAGATGTAGAAGATTTTACTATACGTTCTAACCCTAAAGATACCTTAGTGATGGCCGGTGGCACTAAATTTGGTGAAGAAACTAACGAACTGTTAAAAGAGTTAATACAGGCAGTAAGAAGTGGGGGAGATGTATTCCTTGACGGTAATAAGGTAGGTAATAGTTTAATGCTTGCTACCAGTAAAACAACATAACACTATTTATATAAAAAAGATAATCATGGGAATCAAAAAATCATTCGAAACAAAACCTTCTGGGTTAAGTGCAGGAGTTAATCCTAAAAAAACATCTGCTCAAGTATTTGAAGCAGAGTTTGGTAAAAGAACTGGTTTACACATTGACAAAAAAGGAAATCATTTAGATCACGTTACAACAACTAACGGAACTTCTGCATACAGTCCTTTTTCAAGCGGAACCAGATACCGTAATCCAGAAGGATAATTTTAACCTACATTCATGGCTGATAACTCCAAAGTACCATTTGGACCTAAACTACCTCTTCAAGATAGAAGGCCTATTATGACTGTTGATAATCCACTGTTTCCTACATATGGATTATTAAGAGAATACATAGATAGAGTTCAGTCAAATAACCCTTCTGACCTAGTTGAATCATCTGCACAAATTAAACAAAGGTTTAATCCTGAAACTTTAATCGAAAAAAACTCAGAACTTAGATCTTTAACTTACGAAGAATTTGGAGGTGAAAAACCACTTGTACATAAAAAGATACCATCTTACACAGAAAACGGTCCATCTAAAAATCAAGTAACTGCAAGAGTAGACGATTTAGTCAGAATAACTAAACTATTAACAAAACCAGCAGGTTTAAAATTTGCTGCCAATCAAGCAGCACTACAGTCTGGAGGGTTAATAAAATTAGTAGACAATGTAAAAAAAGTCAAAAGAACTTCAAAAGGTAAAAGTTTAGTAGGAGCTATTTTGCAAACAGCCGGTCAAACTATTTTAGGTACTGCTAAAATAATAGGTAGTACATTAGCTCAAATTCCGGTTAACGGTACAGGTACCCAATTTATAAGAGGATTTAACCCTAAAAGATACATAGGTGGAGGAGGTTTTGATCTATTTGGTTTTTCTGTAGGAAATAGTGATAACATAAGAGTACAATCTGATTTAGAAACACGTTTGAGCCAATATGGTACTCACACCTCAGATTATAACAAAAATCGTCTTTCCATACAAAATAACTCTAACGTACAATACAATGGTGGTAAACCGTACTTTAACACCAATGATTCTGGAGGCCCTGTAACTAATCTAGTAAGTGAAGAAACAGGTCTTGCCCAATATTCTCCTAATACGAAAACTTCTACTGGTAGACTTGGTAATACTCCCAGTACACCGGTACGTACAACATTAGATCGTGAAAAAACTAATACGGAGAATCAAAAAAAAATAGGTGAATCTATTGCAAATCAGGTAATAAACCCTCAAGACACACCAGAAAAATATAGTGAACAAAGTGATGTCAAGTCAAACATATTGCACGTTAGATTAAGAAGTGGCAACCAAAGTAGAGTTAAGACTGCAGACGAATTAAAAGATAAAACCATATCAGTTGAACCTGATGAATTAAATAAATTAGGTGATTTAACAGAAAGTATTTTAGATGCATCAAATCAACCTAAGGATATAATACCATTTGAGTTTAATGTTATTTCTACTGGTAAGTATTTATATTTTAGAGCTCATTTAGAAAATTTATCAGATAACTTTACAGGTAGGTGGAATAGTACCAAATACATAGGTAGAGCTGAAGATTTTTATACCTACGATGGTTTTGATAGAGATATTTCATTTGGATTTAAGGTAGCTGCTTTTTCTAGAGCAGAGTTGTCTCCTTTGTATAAAAAGCTTAACTTATTAGCTAATTCAACTGCTCCTGTATATGGAGATAATGGAGAGTTTATGAGAGGTACTTTAACCAGAATAACTATAGGAGATTATTTACAAAATCAAGCTGGGTACATAGGTGGTGTAGGTTTTAACTGGAGTAACAACTACCCTTGGGAGATAAACCTAGAAGAAAAAGATGATATACCCAGAGTACCCCATGTTTTAGATGTTAGTATTAATTTTAAACCAATACACGACTTTAATATAAGAGCAAGTCAAGATCCTACACAACGTGCATTCTTTGCAAAAGGAACTTGGTACCAATAATATGCCAGATAGATATAGAAATATACAAGAATTAAGAACTACATCAGGTAGAAGGTATTTAAAAAATGCTATTTACCCCGATATTCCTGTATCAGAAAATGACACATATATTATGACCACAGGTGGTGATAGGTACGATACACTTGCACAACAATTTTATGGAGATAGTTCTCTTTGGTGGGTTATAGCTACAGCAAACACTTCTAAAACCGATGGTTTGATAGTGGAGCAAGGTGTTCAGTTAAGAATCCCATTTGATGGTCTAGCAGCACTATCTCAGTTTGAGGAACTTAACAGAAATATGTAATGGCTAAAGAAACTATTGGTTCCCCAGTATCGGATAAACTACACAATCAAATTAAGGTTAGACAAGACATCTTAGGTAATGATGTTAAATCACCTGCTGAAATTTCCTATTTAAATAGTTCAACTGCATGGGTTAAGTTAAGATCAAGTGTTAACAGCATTAGTATAGAACAAGCTCAACAAATCGCAAGAGGAGAAAAAACAAGAGAAGAAATAAAAGGTTCATCTACAGCTGCTAACAACTTCATACTAACCGGAGGGTTATTAACAGAAGAAGGTGGCCGCTACGGTATTAACTATAAACCCGGTACACAACCTGTAAAGTTTAACCAAAATACAGGTGAAGGAGAAGTAGCTAGTAAATCAGCATATAGTAACTACAGTAGTATGGGTATCCGACCTATGCCAGGTATAACTAGTTTAAAAGTTACTTCAAAAAATACATACGGTACTCTACAAGAAGCTTCCGTTGATTTTTCACTTTTTTCTAAAGAAGATTTAGAAATAGCAGAATTACTTTACTTTAGACCAGGTTACACCGCATTATTGGAATGGGGACATTCTCTGTACTATTCCAACGACCGTAAATTACAATACGTAAATGACAGTTACACAGTTTCAAATAAATTTTTCTTTGCTCACAAAACATCAGATGAAATAGATAGTGAAATTGACAGATTAAAGTCGAATAGCGATGGTAACTATGAAGGGTTATTTGGGTACGTAACAAATTTTAACTGGAGTTTTAGAAATGATGGTGGATACGACTGTTCAGTAAAAATAATTTCTAGAGGTGTAATTTTAGAATCCTTAAAAGTTGGTAAGACCTATAGTGCAACACAAAATAAGAAAGTTGAAAACGATGATACTACAGTTTTCAAAAATGATGTCAAAAGTATATACCATACAATATTCGAAAGAATAGAGGCTAACAAAGACGACAATAAAACTAGTGCGGATATTAAATCTATTTTAGATAGGTATGGTTTAGAAAAAATTTCTTCAAAATTAGAATTTAATACGTACTCTATACCATTCACATCAGAAGAACCAGGTTGGTTTGACTTTGGTTCAGATGTTAACAACCTATCCTACATCTCATTAAGAGGGTTCTTATCTATTTTTAATAATTTTAACAGTATTTTTAACACCGCAGTAGAAAATCCTAAACCAGAGATTAGTTTTGATTTAGAAGCTGAGGATAAATTCTTAACTTTTAATAAACATTTTAGCATACACCCAGTAATTGCACTAACACCTAAGGTACCAGGAGTTTCTGAGTTAAGTATAACAAATAGGGGGTTACACCAAACAGTTCAAACAGATAGCAACCCTAATGATGAAATTTTAAATATTTTAGTTTCAACTTACTTTTTAAAAAATGCATTAAATAGAGTTATTGATGGACCACAAGAAGAAGGTGTCGGTATATTTGATGTTATTAGATATGTTTTATCTAGCATTAACGACGCGTTCGGAGGTATAAACCAATTAGATATCGTAAACTACCCAGAGCAACCTTCTTTATACAGGGTTGTTGATAGAAGTGGGGTAGGTATGGCTAAAAAACCTAAAACAATTAATGTTACAGGTAAAAGTTCAACTATCACTAATTTATCAATAACTAGTGAAATAAGTAATAGGACAGCTGCTCAAATATCTATTGCCGCACAAGGTAACACTGGAACATATTCAGAAAATTTAGATAACCTTCTATCATGGAATAGAGGGGCAATAGATAGACACATAGTAGTAAAAAATGAAAATAAACAAAAGACTGCCACTAAAGTTATTATAGACCCTTTAAGAGATCCAGATACAGGTGAAGATTCTGAAATTTATATAAAATTCAAAGAAGCTTATAAACAATTTAACAGTAGTGATGATTCTCCTTTAGTATTTATCGAATCAGAATGGAGTAACTTAAAAATTGAAGGAACATCTTTAATGAATAGATTACTACGTGCTTCAGAATCTAGCAAAACATCCCAAGCAAAACCTATACCTGTTGTACTTTCACTACAAATGCAAGGTTTAGGAGGATTCAAAGTAGGTTCTGTATTTAAAGTAAACAAACTTGTTCTACCAGATCGATATGATGGGTTTGGCTTTATTATAACAGGAGTAGAACACAGTGTTTCTGCTGATAATAAATGGTTAACATCTTTAAGAACTCAATTTTTTCAAATAGAATAATGTATTTACCAAAATTTAGACAGATAGTAGGGGGAAAAATTCCCGGCAAGTTAATAGACCCTAAAACAGGTTTAAACTACCTTGGTGCGTTTGTTCAAGATTTTAAAGGTAATTTTTTCAAAGGAGATAGCATTACTTCTAAATCAAAACCACTAGAATTTATACCTGATGAAGAAATTGCTAAACAGGCATTAGGTTTTGAAAACATATACGTATCCCCTAGTAGTGATGATGTTAGAAATGGGTACATGTTTCGTTATTTTGTTAAAGACTTAAGATCTGGTAAAATTGTAGAAGTTGATAAAGAGGTGTATAGTGCTCAAAGAAAACAAAATAAACTGTATAGACGAACATTAAAAATACAGTGGTATATTGTTGGTAATTTTGAAGATGAAACTATCAATGGATACATATACCCAGGCATTAAATCAAAAAATTTGGATGTGATAGATCAAGCTGAAACTGCACTCCCTGGTATCACTGCCCAACACTTAAAAGATCCAGCACAGTTTGTTCGTAAGTAATTTTATCTTATATTAGATAAAAAGGTTGTATAAGTGTTTTATATTGTAGAGCAAGAAGACAAGCTTGAGGGCTTGGAAAGATTATCAAAATTAGGGTTATATGTTGATGTAATATCATCTAACGATCTCTACCACCCTAAACTAACCTCTACTATTGCTGTTTATGTTAGACCTGTTAATTCTAAACACGGTTATATTATTCCAATCAACCACGATGAAGGTTTAAATGTATCAAAAGATCGTGTCTACCGTATTCTTTCGAAAGCAAGTAAACTATATACATTAGATAAAAAATACTTACTCTATCACTTTAATTTACAAGCTGCTATTGATTTATCTTTAGTCTATGCAATGACTAAATACGATAGATTAGAGTATTCTAAAGAGAACGTAACATTAAACTATTTTTACAATAAGTTTAGAAACTTCCCAAAGATCAATCAGCTCATTCCTATATCTAAATTATACGAAAGCTGTGAAAAAGTATATGATCAAGTTAAGGAAGTTATCGAATACGACATTCCGTCTGGTTTCGATTTTTATAACAAGACTGCAACTAATATATTTTACCTATTAGAACAGTCAGGGTTAGGAATATACTACGATAATTTTGTTAAGATGTTTAGTCCACGTGACCCTCTTTACAACATCGTTGATAACACAGTTTTAACATCTTATAATTTATACAATGTCACATCTAGACCTACTAATGCTTTTAATAGCGTTAATTTCGCTGCTATTCCTAAAAGTGAGCAACACAGGAAATGTTTCCGTCCGAAAGGGGACTATTTTGTTGAGTTGGATTTTGACGGTTATCACTTGCGCTTACTTTGTGAGCAAATTGGTTATAATCTTGGAACAGACTCAGCACATAAGCAGTTAGCAAAACTTTATTTCGAAAAAGAAGAGATTACAGAAGAGGAATATAATGAAGCAAAACAAATTAACTTTCACGCAATTTATGGCAAAATCCCAGAGAAATGGGCATTCCTTGAAATATTTGACAAAATTGATCGATATATCCGAGAGCTTTGGAGACGATTTGAAAATGACGGAGAAGTCTTGGCACCGATTAGTGGAAAAACATTTAGCAAAGGATTAAAAGATATGCATCCTCAGAAATTGATGAATTATATTATGCAATCGCTTGAAACCTCAAGAAATATTCTTATATTAAAAGAAGTACTTAACTACTTAAAAAACAAAAAAACAAAATTAGTTCTTTACACATACGATGCTTTACTGTTTGATTTTCACAAAGAGGATGGTAAAGAAACATTAGAAAAACTTAAAGAAATATTAGAATCTGATGGTAAATACCCAACAAAATTTAAATATTCGAAAGATCTTGTGTTATAGAACGTAAAAGATATTTATATATGATACAACAAGTTGTAAGCACGGCATTTGATTATGATCTAGAGCCGATATATTTAAACGAAGATATGAGTAATAAACTTTTCTGTACCTTTGCTACTGAAGACACTTTAGATGAGATCCTTCAGGAGATTCAAGAGAGGTACAAAATCATATATAGTAAAATCTTTGTACTTTATTCCAAATCACAAGATGAGTATATTTGTACTTATAACGTTGACTTTGGCAATGTTGGTACATTTTTAGATAACACTATCCTAGTGCATAGAAAGAAAGAGTCTAACACTCTTTACACTATTAATGCACTCAACACTCTAATAAAAGAACTTAACGGAGGAGTTCTTGATACTAATTACCGTATCAACTGGCCTGATTACCGTAACTGCATACTTCTCACTAAAGGCCCAGAATTAAAAAGAGTGAACACTAAACTTTACAAGATAGTAGAGTTGGAGAACTGAAAATAAGTTCTTATATTACATAATAAACGTTATAATAAATTAGTTATATGGATTTAAATGCTATACGCGCAAAGCTGGATTCATTGAATAGCAATGGACAGCAAAGAGAGAAAACAGATTATTCCGAAATTTTTTGGAAACCTCAACTAGGTAAGCAGACGATTAGAATCGTACCTTCTACCTATGATCCTGCCTTCCCGTTTAAGGAATTAAAATTCCACTACGGAATTGGTAAGTATCCGATGATTGCTTTATCAAACTTTGGTAAGCAGGATCCAATTGAAGAGTTCGTAAAAGAACTTAGAAAAACGAACGATAAAGACAACTGGTCATTATCTGGTAAAATTAACCCTAAGACCCGTATTTTTGCTCCTATTGTTGTTAGAGGAGAAGAAGATAAAGGAGTACGTCTATGGGGATTTGGTGTTACAATCTTTAAAGCATTACTTGCTTTAGCAGAAGATGAAGATGTTGGTGATTACACCGATGTTATTAATGGATGGGATATGGTAGTAGAACAAAACCAAGGTAATCCCTACCCAGAAACAAGTGTTAGAATTAAACCTAAACAGACACCATTATCTGATAATAATGATTTAGTTGATAAGTGGTTGAAAGAACAACCTAATCCTGTTGATGTATTTACTCAATACGATTATGATTTCATTAAAAAACAACTACAAAACTACTTGAACCCTGGTAGTGAAGATGATACTACTACGGGTACAAACACAGATTCATCTTTGCCAGAAAGCTTAGGTCAACAAAAAACTGACTTTACTTTGGAATCAGCTACTGCTGGCAACCAAGACACAGTTAGTAAATTTGATGATCTATTTAACGAATAATGGCAAAAAAAACTGAAACTCAAGAAAAGGCTTCTGCTTTAGTGCAGAAGTCGTTTAATTTAGGGAATTTTAAGAAGAAAAAAGGGTATTCTAATGCTTCTGTTAAATTTAAGGAGCAAAAATGGATACCTCTTTCTGAAGCTTTCCAAGATATTACTTCCTTACCCGGTATACCTACCGGACATATCACTCTATTGCGTGGACATAGTGATACGGGCAAAACAACTGCCCTATTAGAAGCAGCGGTGAATGCTCAAAAAATGGGCATTCTCCCGGTCTTCATTATTACTGAGATGAAATGGTCTTGGGAACATGCTAAAGAGATGGGATTACAGTTTGATGAAATAAAAGACGCAAATGGAACTGTAACTGACTACGAAGGACATTTCTTATATGCTGATAGAGGTACACTAAATACCATTGAGGATGTGGCCGTTTATATTGCCGATCTTTTAGATGAGCAAGCAAAAGGTAATTTACCCTTTGATATGTGTTTCTTCTGGGACAGTATAGGTTCAGTACCCAGTGATTTATCAGTTAGATCAAATAAAAATAATAATGAGTGGAATGCTGGTGCTATGTCTACTCAATTTGGTAATAACTTAAATCAAAAAATTCTTCTATCAAGAAAGGAGAACTCTCCTTATACTAATACCATGGTAGCTATTAACAAAGTATGGACTCAAAAGCCAGAGTCGCCTATGGGTATGCCTAAACTACAGAATAAAGGTGGTATGTCGATGTGGTACGATGCTACTTTAGTGGTAACATTTGGCAATATTACTAACCCTGGTACATCTAAGATTAAAGCTATCAAAAACGGTATGCAAGTAGAATTTGCTAAACGTACTAACGTACAGATAGAGAAGAACCACATTGGTGGAGTACAATCTAGAGGTAGAATAGTAATGACAGCTCACGGCTTCATTGCTGATGATAAAAGAGCAATTGATAAGTATAAAGATCAACATAAAGATCACTGGTTGAAACTTGTTGGTAGTTTAGATTTTGACCTAATTGAAGAAGGAGACCTAGAAGAAGATACAATTACTCCAAATCTTCTTGATTAGTGGCATATAACGATATTTTACAGAATTTAAAGGAGACCCCACCCCGAGCGTTAAATGATCATATTCTGATCATAGATGCTATGAATATGTTAATTCGTAGCTTCTCCCTGCTCAAAGCGATGAATCCGACCGGCACCCATGTAGGAGGCTTGGTTGGGTTCCTTCGCTCCTTAGGGTATGTTACCCGTATATTTGATCCTACTAGAGTAGTGGTAATATGGGACGGAAAAGGTGGGTCTGCGAATAGAAAAAATATTGATCCAAATTATAAAGCACATCGTGCTACATCTCGAATAACGCATTGGGGTTTATACGACACCAAGGAACAAGAGATGGAAGCATTAATTGGACAGTTATACCGTACCCAAGATTATTTAGATTGTCTACCCATACACCAGATGGTTATGGATAAGTTAGAAGCAGACGATATTATAGCATATCTTGCAAAAAGAGCTTCTAATGCAGGTAAAAAAGTTACAATAGTATCTTCCGATAAGGATTTTCTTCAACTTATAGACCACTATATTGAGGTATATGCTCCAGTAAAGAAAAAGACTTTCAATAAAGGTAATGTAAAAGAGGAACTTAAAGTAACTCCTAGAAACTACAATATAGTAAAAGCACTACTTGGAGATAATTCTGATAATTTAAAAGGAATTAAAGGACTGGGAATCAAAACTATAGTCAAAGAGTTTCCAGGTTTGGCATCAAATTCTGATATGCAATTAGGGTACGTATATAAACTTTGTGAACATAAATTAGACGAAAAAAAGATCTTTGCTAAAATAATACACGATTGGGATAGAGTGGAGACTAATTTTAAGTTGATGGATTTACATAACACAGCATTATCGGAAAACGAAATAGAGTATGTTGAAGACGTACTTAAAGAACCTATTCCAGATCTACAAACCGGTACGTTTTTACATTATTTAGATTTGGATAAAATAGAAGGTATTACAAAAAATACAGAAATTTGGTTAGAAACATTTAGAGATTTAACTAAATATGGAAAAAGCAATAATAGTTAGCGGGTATTTCAATCCGGTTCATAGAGGACATATAGAGCTGTTTATTAATGCCAAAGCCATAGCTGATAAACTTTTTGTAGTGGTTAATAATGATCACCAAAGAGAATTAAAAGGGTCTAAACCATTTATGTTAGAGCATGAACGTGCTTTTATAGTTTCTAACTTAAAACAAGTAGACGGTGTATTCTTATCTATAGATGAAGATCGAACAGTAATAGAAACTGTAAAATACATCTACGATACATACCCTCAGTATAAGTATTTATTTGGAAACGGAGGAGATCAAAACAATAACAGCATTCCAGAAGCAAAAGTATGTACTGAGTTAGGAATAGAGTTAGTTGAAAATTTAGGTAAAAAAGTACAATCATCTTCTTGGTTATTAGAAGATTAAATCATATATTGAGATATAATTAAAGGTTATAAATGACGCTAAAAAGTTTACAACAATACGGGAAGGGGTTCCAATTGAAGGTTCTAGGATCTTTATTAACAGATAAAGCATTTTTACTAAACGTTAGAGATGTTTTATATGACCATTATTTTGATTCGGATGCTCACAAATGGATTGTTAATGAAATAAAAGGATATTTTGACAAGTATCACAATACCGTTACTATGGATGTTCTAAAAGTAGAACTTCAAAAGGTAGAAAATGATATTTTAAAAGTAGCTCTTAAAGAAGAACTTAGAAACTCCTATCAAGCATCACAAGATGACTTAGAGTATGTTCAAGAAGAGTTTTTAGGTTTTTGCAGAAATCAAGAAATGAAACACGCCATACTATCTTCAGCTGACTTACTTAAAGACGGTGATTTTGACGGTATCAGAAACATGGTAGAGAAAGCTATGAAGGCTGGTATGGATAAACATATTGGACATGAATATAATAAAGATATCGAAGCTCGTTATAGACAGAATTACCGTCCTACTATACCCACTCCTTGGGGTATACTTAATAGCGGAATACAAGGCGGATTCGGACCCGGTGATCTCACAATTGTTTTTGGTAACCCAGGTGGTGGTAAAAGTTGGGCTATGGTCGCTATTGCTGCTCATGCTGTTCAACTTGGGTATAAAGTTAACTACTATACTTTGGAACTTGGAGAAGATTACGTTGGCAAAAGGTTTGACTGTTACTTTACGGGATACGGAATCGACGAAATAAATGATAAAAGAAAAGAAGTACAACATATTGTAGATAACCTTAAAGGTAAGCTTATCGTTAAGGAGTATGCTCCTAAAAATGCTTCTGTAAATACAATAAAATCTCATATTCAAAAATGTACTGATATAGGGCATAAACCTGATTTAGTGGTTATTGATTATGTAGATTATTTAAAAGCTCCTTCTAAAGGTAGATTTGCAGAACGTAAAGATGAGATTGATGACGTTTTTATTGCAACTAAAGGGTTAGCCAAAGAGTTAAAGATTCCAATCTTAACACCATCACAGGTCAATAGAATGGGTGCTAAAGATAATGTAATTGAAGGTGATAAAGCGGCTGGAAGTTACGATAAGATGATGGTAGCTGATATATGTCTGTCATTATCAAGACAGAAAGAAGATAAAGTTCTAGGAACAGGGCGAGTGCATGTTATGAAAAATAGATATGGTCAAGATGGTATGACGTATAATGTTACAATGGATACCAATAATGGGCATATAGAATTTTTAGAAAAAGCACTTCCGGGTGACTTACTTACTACTGATGACGGTAAACCAAAATTTACCCTCGATAGAGAAGTCATGCAAAAATTGAATTTTTCATAATTTTTTAAGTTAAAAGTGGAATATATATTCTATTTATTAACGAGCCCGAATGACACTAGTCTAACGGGTGTTTTTGTCTAACATTTTAAGTAATATATAAGTATATATGAGTTTATTAGAGGAACGAGTTGTGTATAAGCCCTTTGAATACCCAAAAGCATACGACTACTGGTTAAAACAACAACAAGCACATTGGCTACACACAGAAGTTCCCATGGCTCAAGATGTTTCCGACTGGAAAGGTAATTTAAAAAATCACGAAAAGAACGTAGTAGGAGGAATCTTAAAAGGATTTGCTCAAACAGAAACAATTGTAAATGACTACTGGTCTACCCTTGTAACAAAGTGGTTCAGAAAACCAGAAATAATTATGATGGGCACCACATTAGGTTCTTCTGAAACTATCCATGCAGAAGCATATTCATTATTAAATGAGCAATTAGGTTTAGATAACTTTGCCGAATTTATGGAAGATGAATCTACTATGGCAAAGATTGAAGCTTTGATGGAAGTTAGAGATTCTCATGAAGCACCAGACTGGCATAAAAGAGCTGTTTCTCTGGCTATTTTCTCTGCTTTCACAGAAGGTGTTAACTTATTTTCATCCTTTGCTGTGCTACTGTCTTTTAAAATGAGAAACCTTCTTAAAGGTGTTGGACAGATAGTAGAATGGTCTGTAAGAGATGAATCTCTACATTCAGAAGCAGGTTGTTGGTTATTCAGAACGCTAATGGAAGAGCATCCAGAATTTAAAACTGAGAAACTAGTTAAAGATATCGAATCAGCTGCTAAAAATGCATTAAAGTTAGAGTTTGACTTTATTGACAAGATATTTGAAATGGGTGATTTAGAGAATCTTTCAAAAAATGAACTTAAAAACTTTATTCGCCATAGAGTGAATACTAAGATGGGTGATTTAGGTTTAAAACCTATCATTCCTGCAGAGGAAATAGATAAAGGAGCATTAAAAACTATGAAATGGTTTGATGCAGTGATTGCAGGTAAACAGCAAACTGACTTTTTCGCAGGAAGAGTTACAAATTACAGTAAAGGCCATATGGATTGGTCATCAGCATTTTAATAAAATTAGTTATGAGCTTACAAGTAGATACTTCCAACTGGGAGAAAGGTAAAGATTATCCGGAATGGATGAATGACGTTTCACTAGCAACTATTTCAAAAGGATATTTGCTACCTAATGAAACTCCAAGAATAGCATTTAGACGTGTAGCAGACACGGTAGCAAAACGACTTGACAAACCCGACCTAGCCAATAAATTTTGGCGTTATATGTGGAAGGGTTGGTTGAACTTAGCCTCACCCGTTCTATCAAACACCGGTACAGACAAAGGTCTGCCCATCTCTTGTTTCGGTATTGATACACCTGATTCGATTAGAGGAATCGGCCTTACTAACGCTGAGTTAATGAGGCTGACCTCCTTAGGTGGTGGTGTTGGTATTGGATTATCAAAAGTTAGAGGTAGAGGATCTAAAATTGGCGACGGTACAACAGGTCAAAGTGAAGGAGTAGTGCCATGGGCTAAGATTTATGATTCAACCATCATAGCAACAAATCAAGGAGCAGTAAGACGTGGAGCAGCTTCTGTTAACCTCGACATTAATCACTCAGATATTGAAGAATATCTACAAATCAGAAGACCTAAAGGAGATCCAAACAGACAGTGTTTAAATTTACACCAATGTATAGTTGTTGATGATAAATTTATGCAAAAATTAGAACATAGGGATCCAGAGGCAATGAGGCTATGGGTAGAAATACTTAAATCTAGGGTTGAAACAGGTGAACCTTATATTATGTTTAAAGATAACGTTAATAACGCTAATCCTCCAGCATATAAGAGAAATAACCTTGATGTTTCAATGACAAACATTTGCTCTGAGATAACTTTACATACAGATGAGGAACATTCATTTATTTGTTGTTTATCGTCTGTCAACCTTACTAAATGGCATGAATGGAAAAACACGGACCTAGTAGAAACCGCAATATATTTTTTAGATGGAGTATTAGAAGAGTTCTTACAAAAAACTTCTGGAAGGGACTCACTGGTAAGAGCTCATCGTTCCGCTAAAAAAGGTAGAGCTATAGGTCTAGGAGTATTAGGATGGCATACACTACTTCAGAACGAAAGAATACCATTTGCTTCAATAGCAGCGACATCATTAACTCATCAAATATTCTCTGACATTAAAAATAAAGCTGAGGCAGCTTCAAGAAAATTAGCAGATGAATACGGTGAACCAATATGGTGTAGAGGAACTGGTATGAGAAATTCTCACTTATTAGCTATTGCTCCAACTGTATCTAACAGCACTATTGCAGGTGGAGTATCAGCAGGTATTGAACCAATTCCAGCTAACGTTTATACGTTCAATTCCGCTAAAGGTACGTTTATTCGTAAGAATGAAGCATTAGTAGATTATCTAGAAGAAAAAGGAGCTAATACAGAAGAAGTTTGGGATCAAATAATGAAAGATAGAGGTTCTATTGCTAATTTACCAGAAGATGTAATGCCAGCAGAAGATAAACCTATATTTTTAACATTTGCAGAGATTAACCAACTTCAGTTAGTTGAACAAGCTGCTGCTAGACAAAAGTATATTGATCAAACACAGTCTTTAAATTTAGCTTTTGACCCAACAGACAGTCCTAAGTTTATTAATGAAGTTCACCAAACAGCTTGGAGATTGGGTGTGAAAACTTTATATTATTTGAGAACAGATTCAGTCATTAATGGGGATATAGGTAGTAGAACATCTACCGATTGTTTAAGCTGTGATGGATAAACTATTTATTATATATGAAAAAGATAAAACTTACTGCAACATCTGTAGGAGGAGAACTTACCACAGTAAATATTTACCATACTTCTGCTAGTGCGGAAAATTTAATTACAGCTAGTGTTCAAGCATCAAAACTACTTACACCCGGTTTTGATTTAATTGTTTCCGAATCAGTAGGTACAATTATAGTACAAGGAGATGTAGGAACTGTTTGCAACAACATAACCAGTAGTGTGGTAGTTGCTTTTCCCCAAACAAAACGCTATTTTGACGTATATTCAGACGGTACCGGTACAGTTCAAATTAATGCTCCAACATCTGCCGGACCTACTATAGGTTCATTAGCACAAACAGTTGATTTTGCAATATATTCTACTTTCGTTATAGAAGGAACAGCACCCTACGGTTACACTTTTGACGGTTGGTATAACGGACCAGAAGGATCTGGTGCTGGTCTTTTATCTACAGACAATCCGTTGACAATTACCCAAACTACTTATACGGGATCTGATGCATTTTATGGTCATTTTAGTTGATATTCTGAACAAAAGTTCTTATATTAATATAAAATAAGTTATATGTCAAAACAATCACCTAAACAACGCTACGAACAGTTAATTTCCTGGCTACCAACACTTACGTCATATAGAGCTAAAAATTCTGATGATAAATCAGGTAGAAATTTTTCGAAAGCAGATCACTACAAAAAAGTTAATAAACATTATGGCGGCAAAAAAGTTAATTAAATTTTATGCTACATGGTGCGGTCCATGTAAAGTTTATGCTAAGACATGGGATGAAGTTGTACCAAATTACCATGATCAAGTTGATATCATTAATATTGATATTGATAAAGATACAGCAGGGTTTGCTGCTAAATATAAAGTTCAATCCGTACCCACAACTATACTTATCAGAGAAGACGGATCTGAATTAAAAAAAACTGGTAGACTATCTGCCGATCAATTAACCGAATTAATACTATCTTAAATGTTACGAAATCCAAATTCAATCCCGTCCGGTGATACGCTTATTCAGGACCCAGTTATGGAACCATTTTTTATTGCTCGATCTCAAACTGGAGGTTTTACAGTATATGAAAGAGTTGTTAAAGGAGAAAAAAACACAGAGTACATTAAAACTATTTCATACCCATCTACTTTTGGTTCGGCTTTAAAAACTGTTGCTAGAGAGATTTTGAACGGTGATCCAAACAAAAAAGTATATTCAATAAAAGAATATGTAGAACGTTGGGAGTCTGTAGAAAAATCTTTAACTTCTATATTAGAATAGCGTTTGCCTATACGCTTAATAATACCTGGCAAATTTAATTATTTTTTATCATGGCAAAAAATGTCGTAGTCAGTCTTTCAGGAGGGATGGACTCCTCAACTTTATTATTACGTGCTATAAAAGAGTACGATGAAGTAACAGCTTTATCTTTTCATTACGGTCAAAAGCATAGTGTTGAGCTTGAAAGAGCTAAATCACTTGTTGAGTATCTTAAGACAAAAGGTATTAATGTTAACTATGAAGTAATTGAACTAAAAGGTTTAGTTAACTTATTAAACTCAGCTTTAGTAACCGGAGGTGCAGATGTTCCAGAAGGTCATTATGAGCAAGATAATATGAAAGCTACTGTAGTTCCTAACAGAAACAAGATATTTGCTTCTTTAGTTCAAGCTGTAGCTTTATCAGCTGCTAATGCTAATGGAAATGATACCGATATTGCGTTAGGTATTCATGCAGGTGATCATGCAATCTATCCAGATTGTAGACAAGAGTTTCGTGATGCAGATGATGCTGCCTTTAGAATAGGTAACTGGGATGCAGAAAAAGTAGGTTATTTTACTCCTTACTTAGAAACTGATAAATATGGAATACTACAAGACGGCCAAGTGTTATGTGAACAATTGGGTCTTGATTTTGATGAAGTTTATAGTAGAACTAATACAAGTTATAAGCCTTATCCTTCCGGTAATAGTGATTATAAGTCTGCTTCTTCTGTGGAGCGCATCGAAGCATTTATTAAATTGGGCCGTAAGGATCCAGTTCAATATGAGGATGAGACCGGACCTGTTGATTACGAAGTTGCGAAATTGCATGTTGAGAAACTTTTAGCAGAACACGCAGCATGATATACTGGTTTACAGGTCAACCAGGAGCTGGAAAAACAGTTTTAGCTAACATGCTAAGTGATAAACTACCTAGTGCTTTTAGAATAGACGGTGATGATATTAGAGCGTTGTTCTCTAATAATGATTATTCAATCAAAGGTAGAGTGGAAAACGTGGGTACTGCACAACGCATTGCCCACTATCTCCACAATCAAGGACATGATGTTATTGTATCTTTAGTAGCTCCATATGTTGATCAACGAGAAGATTTTAAAAAACTTGTTGGTATAGAGAATATAGTAGAATTTTATATACATACTTCTGAACCTAGAGAAAGAGATCATTTTAAAGCAATTGCCTACAATCCTCCAACCTCAGATTACGTAGATATTGATACAACAACTGATACACCGGAACAAAGTTTTGGAATAGTTAAAAAATGGGTGTTATGAGTAGTAAAAAATACAGTTTATTTATAGGAAGATGGCAACCGTGGCATCCTGGTCATAGGTGGTTAATCGATCAGAGATTAAACGAAGGTAAAAACGTTTGTATAGCAATACGAGATGTTGAAACAGACGAAAATCAACCTTGGTCAGCCACAGAGATAAAATATGACTTAGAAATTAAGTTACAAGATTTAATAGAAGAAGGCAGAGTTAAAGTAATTAAAATACCGGATATCGAATCTGTTAATTACGGAAGAGGTGTTGGATATGAAATTATAGAACATATACCTCCAACTGAAGTGGAAAAAATATCTGCTACAAAAATTAGAGAGCAGATGAGAAATGATGGTAAGTTATAAACGACACATAGCAAAAACAATATCATGGAGGGCCATAGGAACGTTAGACACTATGATCCTTTCTGGTATAATTACAGGTTCTTGGAAAATGGGACTCACGATTGGAGGGGTGGAAATTATCACAAAAATGGTTCTTTATTTTGTACACGAAAGAGCGTGGTATAAATACAGTAAATATGGATTGAAAAAGTAGTCATGATCTTAGCTACAGTAGCAGTAGGTAAAAAATATATAACTAGTCTCAAAAGTCAATTAGAAATTTTTGACCAGAAAAACTTACATGTACTCACAGATCAAGTAAACGCATTTTTTTCAAATACAAATACATATAATTTTAATAAAAGTATTTGGTCGTATTTTGACAAACTACTTTTTGCTTTTAACTTAGCTAAAAAATACAACACCGATGTATTTTATTTTGACGCAAACAAAGTAGGTATGATCCAACCTTCTTTTTTCCAATACTTTGATGGAGGAAAAAATATTTGCGTAAAAGGAATATGGGAAGACTACACACCGGAGTGGGAAAATATAAAATTTAAAGGACAGTATTGGTCTCCTTTTGTTAAATTTTTAGAAAATAACAATATAGATCCCACTTCTTGCCCAGCTTATAATGAACAACATATTTACATACCTAAAGATATAAATCTAGATAAAGTATTAAAAGATTTAGAGACTGTTAAACCTGTTTTAGAATACTGTTCAATAATAGGGGGTAATAAATACTCAGGCATTGGTTCTGGAGAAGGAGCAGGACTTGGTTACGTAGTTATAAAAAATAAATTAAACGTAGACTTTTTTGATAAAAAATACTTTTCTATATAATGAGATTTATAAGAGCATTTTGGGGAAATTTAGATTACGATAATGGTAAATATAGAAATGAAATATTAAACATTGCTGAGACATCAAATCTAAATGATTATGTTTACGTTTGGGGTGAAGAAAATTATAAGTTTATTAAGTTACTAGGTTTTGATGCCGAACTAGTTAATAAAAATTCTACAGAATTTGGGGATGATTTTTTAAAGAATTCTGATACGTTTTTCTTTCATAAATTAGACGCTGTAAAGAGAGGTTGTGACAGATTTGACTCTGTAGTGTTTTTAGACTGGGACACCAGACAACTTAAAGGTATAGATAATCTATTTTTTGATTTACTTTATAAACAAGATGAATATGTTCAAATGCCCTTGTATGTCTATCCAAAAAATTATATTGAATTGGTACTAAATGAGTGGAAAGAAATACCACCTAAAGTAATAAAATATTTATATAAACAAGTAAGGGGGTTACAAAAACACCACTACAGTTGGAATGACAGCTGGGTAACTCCAAATGCTGGTTTTATTTACTGTAAAGATAGTAGTGTAATTGAAAATTTATTCCTAATTTGTAAAGAATATAATATAAACGTCGCTAGTGAAGAAATGTCAATGGTTGAATACTCTAAAAAGTACTGCCCCAGTATAGAACAGTATGTAAAAAGATTTGAACCTATTGTGTGCAGTGCAAAAAACAACTCACATTTTAATCAATCTGAGCTTAATAGAGAAATAGATCTACATATAACCAAAAACCTGTATTTTATACATGATTAAATTAGGAATATCAGCATTTTATCACGATTCAGCCGCTTGTATTACAAACGGTAATATTGTTCTGGCTGCAGCTGAAGAAGAGAGATTTACTGGTATTAAACATGATAGTAGTTTTCCTATCAAAACTATAGAGTGGCTGTTACATTCTTTAGTACTAAAAATTACAGATATAGACGAAGTTCATTGGTATGAAAATCCCGAAACAAAAGACGATAGAGTTAAAACTATCTTTAATAAAAGACCGATTAAAACTTTTTTTCTTCGACAAAGGTATAAAAAAGACCGATTGTATAACACTCCGGAAACTTTACTACAGAACCTTGGGTACACCGGAAAAATTATTTACCACGATCATCACTACTCTCATACTGCTTTCAGCTACTACACTAGTCCTTACCGTAATGCAGCGATACTTACAATAGACGGTGTAGGAGAGTGGGAAACTACAACAATCTCTTTAGGTAGCGACAAGACAATCAAAAAGCTTATCTCAATTGATTTTCCTAACTCTCTCGGTATGTTATATTCAACAATAACATCTTACTTAGGATTCAAACCCAATGAGGGAGAGTATAAAGTTATGGGTCTTGCACCGTACGGAGACCCTGAAATATATTTACAGAAACTACAAAAGACTTTATGTCATACAACCAACAAATACTATATTGACCAAAAATACTTTACCTGGGAATATTCAGATAGAATAATGTTTAACAAAAAATTATGCCAGTTACTAGACTTACCACCAAGACTACCAGAAGAGCCCTTGACGCAGGATCACAAGAATTTAGCCGCAGCATTGCAAAAGCTGTACGAACAGGAATTTTTGAAATTAGTAGAAACAGCCAAAAATATTACAGGTTCGGAAAACTTATGTTTAGGAGGAGGATGCGCTTACAATGGCGTAGCTAATTCATTAGCATATAAGTATTTTAAATCTGTACATATTCCTTTTGCTCCTTCAGATGCAGGATCAGCAATAGGAGCTTGTTTAGATGGACATGCTAGTCCTCCACCTTACTTAGGTCCATATTTTCAAGACCACCAAGTTAAAAGAGTATTAGAGAATTATAAAGATAGAGTATTGGTATTTAAATTATCTGAGGATAAATTAATTCAAAAGGTAGCTCATATTTTAAGCTCTCAAAATATTGTTGCTTGGTTTCAAGACAGAATGGAGTTTGGTGCAAGAGCACTAGGAAATAGAAGTATTCTTGCTTCACCCGTTAAACCTCAAATGAGAGAAAAACTTAATCATGTAATTAAGAAGAGAGAAGGATTTAGACCTTTTGCTCCTTCAGTTACATTAGAAGATGCTGGTAAATTCTTTGATATTAAAGAACCTGTTCCTTTTATGAATCAAGTAGTAAAAGCTAAAGTTAAATTTTTACCTGCTGCTACCCATATAGATGGAACGTGTAGAGTACAGACAGTTAATTCTAAACAAAACCCTAAGTACTATAAACTATTAAAAGAGGTTGGAAGATTAACTAATATACCTGTGCTACTAAATACATCTTTTAATCTTAAAGATGAAACAATAACAGTAACCCCTAAACAAGCTATAGAGAGATATTTGAACTCAAATATAGATTTTTTAGTTATAAATAATTTTTTAATAAAACGAATATGAAATTTAAAGATAAAATAAAACAAAAAATTGCTAGTTGGCAAAAAAAGAAAGAGTATGAAAAAAAGATTGCTGAACTTAAAAAAAGAGATCCTTTCACATATAAAAACTTTTAAGTTGGTAAATTGTATTTTTATTCTTATATTTATAGTAATATAGACTATAGTGTCGTAGCACCACTTTAAAAACACATTTATGAAAACAGAAGAACAAAGGTTATTAGACGAACTCTATGATGTAGAGTCAAGAAGAGTATCAAAGATTGTAGATCTCTCAACTTCCAACAACATTCAAGACTACCCAGACGCAAAAAAACACCAAATTGTGTCGTTTATTAAATCAGGAATTCGTATATTTGGTTATATACTAATACCTTTCAACCTACTAGCGGCTGCTAGCGTATTAGTAATATCAGAATTAATCGGTATATATGAAGAATTAGTATAATATGGGAACATTTCAATCAACAAAAGTATTTGACGGATTCTCAACAGTATTTCGTCAATGGAGAGCAGAAGATACACATTGTAGATTTGTACACGGGTATGGTGTTTCATTTAAACTATGGTTTGAAGGTCAATTAGATAATCGTAATTGGGTTTGGGACTTTGGCGGTATGAAAAGAGCTAAAGGTACAATCGATGGTAAGTCACCTAAAGAGTGGATGGACTATATGTTTGACCATACTTACATAGTTGCATCAGACGACCCTCATAAAGATAAATTTGAGAAGTTAGCAAGATATGGACTACTTCAACTAAGAGAAGTACCTGCTACAGGGGCAGAAAGATTTGCACAATTTGTGTACGATAAGGTAAATCCCTTTATTATGCAGGAAACTAACGGAAGAGTTAGGGTAACAAAAGTAGAATTTAGAGAACACGATAAAAATAGCGCAATATATGAGCCTGGGCAGAATTGAAGATTATAATAAAAAATTACCTATAGTAGAACTTTACACAGCAGTTCAATCAGAAGGTTCTCGTCAAGGTTATCCTACGATTGTTATTAGAACTACTGGATGTACTCACAGATGTTACTTTGGTGAAGGTGGATGGTGTGATTCATGGTATACAAGTATACATCCTGAAAAGGGTAGATATTCTTTTCAAGATATAATAGATATGTATGATGCAAATCCTCATATTTCAGAAATGATGTTAACAGGAGGCTCTCCTACTATGCATCCAAAACTTGTTAATGAATTAACACATTTTGCAAATGAAAGAGGAATATTCATCACGATTGAGACAGAAGGATCGCATTTTCTTGCTACTGACTACCCTATAAATCTACTTAGTATTTCTCCTAAATTTAGTAATAGTATTCCCCATCTTGGTGTCACAACACCTCAAGGAGCTACTACAGACCAAAAAATGATAGATAAACATAATAGTTTAAGATTAAATAAAGAAGCTATAAAAAAATCTATTGAATATCACAGTGACTACCATATTAAACCTGTATTAGATAAAGATCTAACAATATATGGTGAAGTATGGAAGTTTTTAGAAGAATTGGAAATACCTAACGAAAAAGTATGGATGATGCCTGCAGGTGATACAAGAGAAGCTTTATTTGAGAGTTACCCTGTTGTTATGAACTTCTGTAGAGATAAAGGATATCGATTTACCGGTAGAGCTCATATTATGGCATTTGACACTCAAAGAGAAGTTTAATGGAAGAACTTTGGGAAGAAATAGAGCAACATTTTAGAGTAGTAGATAGTAATTTAGGTATTTGCTGTCAAGATTATTGTGATGCATCTAACGCAAGATATGAATTAGAACAAGCAATACAAAAGTTAGCAACAATAAGAGAAAACTATGGCACAGTATAGAGTAATTAAAATGCTTCGAAAAACCTTTGAAGCTCAAAGAGAAAGAGCGTTAATGACATTTGAGTTATTGACCGAAAATCCTGCAGGTATTGGGGATCACTCAACAGAAGATTTTTATAAAAATGCAGAAGAAGCAGCAAGAGCATTAGCAGAAGCTGACGATGTTTTAGATACACTGTCAAGATACTTCCCAGAATGAGATTACCAATAATAAAACATTTAAGTAATTTCATAGAAAAAAACGATCAAGATTTTATCACCGAAACTTTAGAGGTGTTAGAAGATCTTATTGAAGCAAGGGGGATCAAAGATGAAGAGCTTGATGTTATTGGTGAACTTATATCCAACCTTGAAGGTGCTTTAGAAGTTCAAAAACTTATTAGTAATGGTATGACTCAAAAAGAAGCATTGAATACTTTTATGAAAAGAGTAAGTAACATAGGTCAATGAGTTACATAATAGGTAAACCATGTGAAGGTACTTGTGATACTGCTTGCGTTGCTGCCTGTCCTGTTGACTGTATTAACGGACCTATAGAAATCGATGGATTAGGTCAAGAAGTTAACGGTATGCAAATAGGCGAAAACCATATGCTTTACATAAACCCAGAGGAGTGTATAGATTGTGGTGCCTGCCTCCCGGAATGTCCAGTTGAAGCTATTTATATTAGCGAAGAGGATGCTATTGCAAAAGATGGCACCGATGAATACGTAAAACGAAATTATAAATTTTATGATCTCGAATTTAAAGGTTTGTAACCTTTCTTTTTTAGTTACATTACTAGTTGCTAGTTGTTCTAAACCGGAAAATATCGTAGCACAGCAGCTACGAGAGCAAGTAGAAGTAACCACATCAATCTTTACTGTTCTTTACTCAGAAACAAAAGAACAACCAATCACCCTAACATATAAATCTTCTAATCGTCCTAAAAACGTCGATAGAGGTTCTATGAACTTTTATACCGAAGACAATTACCATACTTCCGACAATAAAGACTACTACAGAAATGTATGGGATAAAGGGCATTTAGCACCAGCTGCTACTTTCTCTGATTCTATGGAGAATCTTAAACAAACTTTTTCATTCCTTAACTGTGCTCTTCAAGACCAATATCTCAATAGAGGTGAATGGAGATTACTAGAGGAAAAAGAAAGAGATTGGGATGACATAGAAGAGCTACAGATCACTATTGATATAGAATTTTCAGATTCTATTTTACCTACCGGGGCTACAATCCCATCAAAATTTATAAAACACATTAAATTCCTGAATTCTAATGTATACAAGTGTTACGACTTTCCTAATGAAAAGCCAACCAAAGATTGGCAAGAATATCAAGTACAGCATAGTCATTAATAACAAAAATAAACAACATTCTGTTGGCAGTTCGAAATCAATTCCATATATTATTGATAGCCGATACTGGACAACTGATGTTGCCTAAAGGTTATATATTTGTTTAACTTAATTTTAATTATGAGAAATCTCGTTGCAATACTGTTAATATTTTTAGCAGTAGGAGCTTATGCTCAAGAAACTATCGTGTCTAAGGATTCTATCCTTGTGACAAATTTGCAAGAAGTTGTAGTATCTTCAAGAGTAATTGATGTCGCAATAGAAAGAAAGACACCAGTTGCCCTGAGTACAATTTCTGCACAAGAGGTAGCTTTAAAAGTAGGAAACTTAGAGTTTCCAGAAGTAATGAATCGCACCCCTGGTGTTTACGTTACTAAACAAGGAGGAGGATACGGAGACTCACGTATTAACCTAAGAGGATTTGACCAAAGAAACACATCTTTCCTTATCAACGGACAACCCGTTAATGATATGGAAAGTGGATGGGTTTACTGGTCTAACTGGCAAGGGTTAACAGACGTAGCTTCTGGTATTCAGATCCAGAGAGGTTTAGGTGCCTCAAGATTAGCAGTTCCTTCAGTTGGTGGAACTGTTTCTATTTTCACTAAAAGTGCCGAACTTGCAGAAGGTGGTTCATTAAACCAAATGATTGGTAATGATGGATACATTAAAACTACTGCAATTTACAACACTGGTAAGAACGATAAAGGTTGGGCTACTTCTGTGCTGTTAACTAAATGGTCAGGAGATGGTTATATTTACGGTACAGCTGGAGAAGGTTGGACATATTTTACAGCTATCGGATACGCACCAGAGGGTTCAGCACATAGTCTGAACCTTTCTATTTTAGGAGCAGGTCAATGGCATCATCAGAGAAGTTCTTGGGTATCTATTAGAGATTACCAAAACTTTGGAGAAGAAGGTATTGACAGAAGATGGAATACAGATAGTGGATTCTTAAATGGAGAAGAATATAACATCAGAAGAAACTTCTATAACAAACCATTAGCTACTTTCAACTGGGATTGGGATATCAATTCTACTACTCAGTTAAACACTTCATTCTATGCATCAGCTGGACGTGGTGGAGGAACAGGAGCTCGTGGTAATAACTTTAGAAGTGCTGCTATTGATTTTTGGCCAT